TAGGTATCGCTTGAAATACGAGAAAGAGGAGGGGCAGTCTTTTATACCTTTGGTTGATGTTCATAGACTATTAGAATACACTTTAAACCAATACGCCAGCAAACCAAAGAAATCAGACAGCATTAAAGGTGATTTAAGAGATATGCAACCAATGGAAACTTTTATGTTTAAAGATGATGAAGGTTATAGTTATATTATTTACCAACCAAAGAAATAATGAAAAAGATTAAACGAATACTCAAATCAGTAACCGCTATTTATTGCGCTATTGCAGTATCTTGGACAGGCATAGCTTATTTAAAAAATCCGCTTGCTGGTATCATTGTATTTGTTATATTTGTATTAATATTTGCGGCTCTCGCCGCTTTATCCAGGCTTACTCAATAAGTCTGACTTGTTTGTTTTTGTTTGCCCCCGGAGTTGTTAACCGGGGGTTTTCAAAACAAGCACTAAACAAAACAAACGAAATGAACTACGAAAAATTCTTAGAGGCTAAAAAACATACCTCTCAAAACTTCGGGATAGACTGTAAGTTTATACCTGAAAAGATGTTTGACTTTCAAAAGTATGTCTTAGAATATGCAGTTAAAAAAGGGAGGTGTGCTGTATTCCTTGATACCGGATTAGGAAAGACGATTATAGAACTTGCCACGGCCAGAAACTACATTGAACATACAAATAAACCCGTTCTAATTATTACGCCTTTAGCGGTTGCGTTTCAGTTCTTAAAAGAGGCTGAGAAGTTCGGGATAGACGATATAATGTATTCAAAGGATGGAAAGTTTAATACTAAGATTGTCGTTTGTAATTACGAAAGGTTGGATAAATTCGATTACAACGACTTTAAATGTGTTATACTTGATGAAAGCTCGATCCTTAAAAACTTTGACGGCGCAATAAAAGGGCAGGTAACAAACTTTCTAAGAAAGGTAAAGTATCGCTACTTATTCACTGCAACACCTTCACCGAATGATTTTATAGAACTAGGGACAAGTTCAGAGGCTTTAGGATATATGGGTTATATGGATATGCTTAGTAAGTTCTTTACCAATAATGAAGATACTATAAAGCCGCAAAACATCGGGACTAAGTGGATATTGAAAGGCCATGCAAAAGAAGACTTTTTTAAGTGGGTTAGTTCATGGTCAATATCAATGCGCAAACCTTCGGACTTAGGATTTTCAGACGATAGATTTATTTTGCCGGATCTTAAATTAAATTATCATCCTGTTAAGAATCCTAACAACTTAGTTGTAAATGGACAAATACAGATGTTCAATGCTATTGCAAAAACATTACCAGAAATATTAGCCGAACAAAGATCAACTGTAAATGAAAGGTGTGAAAAGGCTATTGAATTATCGCAAAATAAAGATGTTTCAGTATATTGGTGCAACAGAAATGACGAAAGCACACTTTTAAATAAATTAGATAAAAATGCTTACGAAATAAAAGGCAGTATGAACCTTGATAAAAAAGAAGAAATACTTTTAGCCTTTGCAAATGGAGAAATAAAAAAACTGATCACCAAACCAAAAATGACCGCTTTTGGTCTTAACTGGCAACATTGCAATCATACAGTATATTTCCCGACATTCAGCTATGAACAATATTATCAATCTATTCGAAGGTTTTGGCGGTTTGGTCAGAAAAAATCCGTAACTTGTGATCTAGTATATTCAGACGGACAAAAGCGAGTATTAGATTCACTACTTGCTAAAACAGATAAAGCAAACGAATTATTCAACAAACTAAACAGTGAATTAAATTCTAATTATACCGATAATAACAAACAATTTAACAAACAAATAATTAAACCGACATGGAATTAAAGGACGAAAATAATGAGTATAAAGACGAAAAAATTATCTGTAAATGTGGTTCAGATAAATTTAAAGTATATATAACCACAATAATAGACGATGCTAGGTTGTATTGCGTAAAATGTAAAAAAGAATGGTAAAAGATCAATTAGTAAAAGACGAATTTGCTATTTATTGTAGCGATTCAATGTACGTACTCCCGACACTTGAAAAAGAATCAATAGACCTATCTGTATATTCCCCTCCTTTTGCGGGGTTGTATAATTATTCAAGTAGTCCAAACGATTTCAGTAATTGCGAAACACCTGAACAATTTTTAGAGCAATACGAATTTATGATTGCTGAAATATCCAGGATAACAAAACCAGGAAGGATAACCGCTGTACATTGCACCGATGTAATGAATAGTAAAACAGGTCATTTATGGGACTTCCCACATGAGATAATTAAACTGCATGAAAAACATGGTTTTATTTATCGCAATAAAGTAACAATATGGAAAGAGCCTTTAAAGGTGCGTATGCGTACAATGGTAAGATCATTAATGCACAAACTAATAGTAGAAGATTCGACAGAATGCTTTACAGCTATGCCGGATTACCTTTTAGTATTCAAAAAGAAAGGCGAAAATTTAGTACCTGTTACGCATGATTTCGGGATAACTCATTATGCAGGGTCAACACCTATGCTTCCGGCAATGATAGAGGCTTATGGAGATTACGATTCATTAAAGAAAAAGTATGCAGGATGGAAAGACCCGAAGACAAATAAATTAAGCCATATTCATTGGCAGAGATACGCTTCAAGCGTCTGGGATGATATAAGAATAGACGAAGTATTGCAATACAAAGAAGGTAAAGACGAAGACGATGAGAAACACGTGCATCCTCTCCAGTTAGATGTTATTGATCGTGTAGTGGAGTTGTACTCAAACTTTAATGAAGTTGTTTTAACGCCGTTTATGGGTGTAGGTAGCGAGGTTTATAGTCCTGTTTCAATGGGGCGCAAGGCAATAGGTATTGAACTAAAGGAAAGCTATTATAAACAAGCTGTTAAGAATCTAGGCGATGTTAAAAATAGATTTGCAGATAATCAAACAAAGTTATTCTAATGAAACTATTTTCAACAGCATTTTTACAGGTATTTCTAGTCGCTGCTAACACTTTATTTATAGCTAACTTATTCTATCCAGGCATTGTATTCGCTGCATTTGGTATTAGCTGGTTTTGGTCAGGTAATGTTAAAAAGGTGTCATTCGGAAATATTAAAGACAGGTTTATATACGCATCCGGTGCAATGTTAGGAAGTGTAAGCGGTGTATTTGTAGCTGAATTGATAAAAGGAGCGTTAAGCAAATAAATACTATAAACCCCTTGTATTTTGTTATTAAATAGCATATCTTTACTAAATGAAGTTAATTAATTACAGAGAAGTAAGCCGTATTTTAACAGGCGATACAGACAAGATCAGATCAAACCAGGTGCCGAAGAAATACAGATCAGCTATAAACGAGCTTGAGGTATTTACTGAATACTGGGCAAACAAACATAAAATAAAATGAAAACACTAAGAGAACAGATAATTGAGATACTGAAATTCCATCAAGACCCTGCTGAAGATTTAAACCATAACACGAGGGGTAACGCTGTATTTAGTCATCTATACGAAGATATAGCCGAAGAAATACTATCCAAGCTACAAGCCCCTGCAATGTCGGCAGAGGAAACTTTGATAGACGTTTATGGGTGTAAAGACATTAATGATTTAAAACGATGCTTTTTAGATAATGATGAGTCTTTAGAGATGATTCTACAAGCAATGGAACAATTCGCCCTGACCCAACAACCACAGGAACCCGAAAGCGTGGAGGATGTAATGCAGAAGTTAGATTTAATTGTAGGTAGAAATAGTGAAATAACTGACCAAACACATGAAGATTTATGTGCTGAACTCCTTGATTTATATTTAGGAATACCTACAAAGCAGGAAGACAAGCAAGAGAAAGGAGGCAAAGAATGAGACTAACTATATTTATACTGTTCTTACTTATTCAGCAACCTGGAGACATTTGCCAAAATAACTACATTAATGTTTACACTTATGAAAATAGCTTTATTAATATCAGTCATAGCAGTAATTATAATTGCTCTAGTTTGTGGTATCATAGATATTGTTAGACAAAACAAAAGAAGATGAAACAGCCTAAAACATTATATCCTAAGTTCGCAATAGGAAAGAAAGCAAAGTCCAAGAACTTCAACAAACGAAAGCATCTTAATCAAAAGTTCTATGAATCTAATAGATGGAGAAGAAAGTTCAAACCAAGATACATCGAACAACTTAGATACAATCAATACCAATTAGCAGAGAATGCAGATATACATGCAACACGTAAGCTTGAGATAATAAACCATATACCAGTATGTGAACAATGCTTAGATAGATACATGAAAGAGTTTCAACCTGGACTGAATCAAGGCAAGGAACTAGATCACATAAAACCTGTTAACCCTACTAATGCTTTAGATACTCAAGGTAAGTATGGAGAGCCATTCGATACAGACAACGTGCAATTATTATGTGTTAGATGCCATGCTGAGAAATCTGCAAAAGATAAGTATGAACTTAAACGAATAGAGGATGAGCGATAGAGTAATGTTTGTTATA